AATTATTAATCCTAATTTTGTTTCCCAGTCACGATCCACAGGGGTATACTCATCTCCTCGACGATATTTATAATTTGCTGTACCACGGAAAGATAAAGCTCCTCCTGTTTTTTGATACGCATCTTTAATTAATGCTGAATTATCAAAAATTGCACCAATGCGCTCTCGGTCTGCTTTGGAAATTAAATTAGGATTAATAATTTGATCTCTAGTTAAACCAAAATTAGCTTCATATTGTTGAGGGGCTTTAACAATATCAATAAGATTTGTATTACCACCATAGTTAGCTAATCGTCTAGAAAGAAGATTAGCTGTTACTGCTGCAATATCAGCTCCACCAGCTCCTTGATAAGCTTCTCCTGCAATTGTATTAATGGCAGCTGTTTTTTCTTCGGGACTTAAATTAAACAGCTGTGTAGTAGTTAATGACATAACGATTACATTCCACTGCGGTTTTGTGCAATCATATTTAGAAGCCTATCTACTTCTCGACTTTGTGCATCATATTGGTATGTAAAATTATCAGTTCCAGCAGACACTAATTCATTCTGTGCATCGATATTAATCATTGAACCAGGGAGCTGTATTCCTTTTTCTTTGATTGTATTTTCTAAAGATTGTGTAGAGCGATCGGGGAACATCTCACGCATTTGATAACTCATCGAAGTTTTGTTATCAAATTGAGGATAAAGTTCACGACGAATTGCTGAACCTAATTTTTCAATTTTAGGGCCTTCTGTTTGAGATGCGGCTGCTCCTTGTCCTTGTTGATATCCTTGTAATTGATAAAAATCAGCATTCATGTAAGTTTGTTCTGCACTAGGTGGAAGCTTAGTTGTTTTATCAACAACGCTGTGTGTCACATCTGCACTGCTAACAGTACGTCCAATGCTTGGATCAAACTTAAGATCAATATTATAACCAAGGTCTGGAATAGTAGGATCTGCTAAAGAAGTAGGCATTGGATATAAAGTATCTCGAATAACTTCATAACCAACTTGCCCAGGCTTCACTCTCTTAGCAAGTTCAGGATTAGCCTTTGCAAATTCAACCATTCCCTGATCACGTACTTTTGCTCGTGCTGCTGCAATATCCTGTTTTTGCATATCAGGATTGGCTTTTATCATCGCTTCAACCCGTGCACGTTCCTTTGCGTATGCACGGTCTTGAGGTGAAAGTTGAGTAACAGGTAAATTCTGTTGGACGGAAGTAGGGGCAATGTAACCACCCCCTGGAGCATTGGGATCTAGTGATTGTGCTTGAGCTGCATTACCACCTCCTACACCTGTAGGAATGCCTTCGGGATAATCAGTAACAACACGGGCTGATGCAGGCAATGTTCCATACATTACAGGACTTCCTGCTTGATAATTACCAGCGGCATCAACAGTGTATGAACGCTGTGTTTCAGGAGTGCCAAATAAAAATTTCTGAAGGAACTGACCTGCTGCACGTCCAATATCAGTATCTTTATCTGGTGTCATCCCAGGGATTGCTTGGGCAGCTTTATCTACAAAACTACCAGATCGTCCTTGTCCATAAATAAATGGACCACCAATAAGAGCGTCTAACATAATCAGCGATGGGTAATGTTGAGGTAGATATTTGCACCGACTGCTGTATCAGCGGGGCCAGGTAAAGCTTGAATAAACTCAGCTCCAGAACGCTCAAAACGATAACGTGCCTGGAAAGGATCTTTGTAGTTTGCAACGTAGAGAATCTGTGCAAGACGGTTGGTCTCATACAGATAAACTTCGTCCCATACTTTCAAAGCTTCTTTGACACTGCTGGAACGAATCGTACGATCAACGTCACCAACAATACCTTCAACTCGGGTGCTAGGAGGCTGGAAGCCATCTTCAAAAGATGCTAACTGAGTTTTACGCTCAGCAGCATCGCAACGATTAATCTGATAAATAATCTTATCGTTGAAGGTTGAATCCGGAACCGAATTCATTGCTTCTTCTAGCCGTGCATAATCACCTGCTGGGACACTAACAACGTAGTAACCCAAGTGGTATCTAATGCGGCTTTTATTAAATTCTGATAGCTGCACAGCGCACCGTCATTATTTGTTTATTATAATCTGCACAAATAAAGAAAGCCCCGAAGGGCTTTTTATCAAATACGAATTAAATCAGCTGCAAATACTGAATCCCAATCAACACGAGGAATTTGCCTTAATTGCTCTAGACTGTTGAATCTTTCGCCTGACAAAGAAAGTTGTAACTCCTTAATATCTTTAGCAGTTTTAAGGCCAACTCCTTTGATGTGATCAGCAATCATTTGAGCGGTAGCACCATTGATATTCAGTCGAGTATCAGTTGGAAACTTACGTGGCTCATCTCCTTTTGCAACATCTTTAACTTGAAGTGTTTTAACTTTTTTTGTTGCTTCAGGATCCTCAATAATTTCAGTTTTATATACAGTAAAGATACGTCCGTCTTGGTCTTCAACCATTAACCAATCACCGTCATCCCATTCTGTAACAACTTTAATTCTTGCCTTGGTTTTCTTGTGCTGATAGAGCATAGGGACCAGCTATTTATTCACTGGTCCCATACTACTCTAATTAACTATCAATAGCTATTGATAATCAGGAGACAATCTTGTAAGGAAGGTATTGCTCCATGTCGTCATATTCAACTGCCACGTCAGGGCGGATGAAGCAGACTTCACACAGGATGTAACCGAAACGACCGGCTTCCTTATCAGCATCGGAGATAGCCCAACCACCATTCAGAGAAGTGGAGTTAGTAGCTGCCTTGGAGTAGACGCGGAACTCTTGGTCTGCGGTGTAAGGCTTGTACAGCATTGCTGCTGTCAGAGTGGTAGCAGTCTGGAAAGGATTGGTACCCAAACCACCAGTACCGGCTGCAATAGAATTAGAACCAGCGGTGAGGTTTGCACCTTCGACAACGCCTGAGAAGCTGACAGGAGCGGAAGCGCTACCAGGACCGAAACCAATCACCTGAGCAGCACCAGAGGTGGTCAGGCCGTCTTCTGCAACACGACCATCACCCCAGCCTTTGGCTACGGAGATAGCAGTGCGATAGACGTAAGCGGGACGCTCAGTATCAGCCGTCACCACCAGACCGGTGATGTCGGTGCGGGTGTCATCATTCTTGTAAGGGGAAGGAATGGTGACGCGAGAAACCTGCGTATAACCGTCGCCAGTGGCGGTGGTGACTTTGACATAGCCACGCAGTTGATAAAACTGCCAACCGGGGTTAGCCAACACAGAAGTGGGGCCTGCCACGGAGGCATCATTGGAGTCACTATAGTTGGTATCAATATTCTTGTACCAACCATTCAGGGGCTCGGTCATGTCCCCTGGATAGATTTTCTTAGCAGATAAGTATGCCATCGATTGTATTCTCGTTTATGGTTTACGTTTTAAACTAATCAGACAACGCCATCGTCAGAGACGAAGCTGAAAGCGGTGGTAATGAAGTCTTTGTTCAGAACTTCGAAACCAGCGTACAGTTGCCAAATAAGAATGATGAACCGGCTAAAGTCATCGTTGTTATTGATAAGCACCTGAGCGTTCGGGCCACCAATACCAACACCAACAGCTTGAGGACCAAAGAAGAAACCTTGGGCAACTTCTTCAGAAGCATAAGTGCTGTTATCGAAGGTTGCGGTAACGTTCTTGGTCGGGAAGTTGGTTGACTCGAAGAACTTAACGCCTTCAAACTGAACGCCAGTCGGCATCACAGGCTCACCAGCCAGGAAGTAGCCCTGACCAGCTTGGGGACCCATGTAGAAGCTGGTGTTGTTAGGCATCATGGGGTTAGCCATGTACATGCCTTGACCAGGGTTGCCGCTGTAGCGGGCGATCTCACGGAAGTCATCATCACGACGCAGATGCATCATGAAAACAGGATCGCAGATGCAACGATACAGACCATCAGCGAAGGTCGGCACGTTGCGCTTACGCAGATCCTTAACGACTTCGAGAAGGTCAGTGCGAACAGAGAACTGTTGAACTTGTGCAGTGTACTCAGCAGTGGTATAAGCTACGCGTCCTTGGGAGTCTTTAGCTTTATCACCAGCAAAGTAGTAACCGCCTTGGGTGGATGAAGCTTGGCCTTGAGCCTCAGCTTTAGCGAGTTCATCAATGAACACGCGGTCACGCCAACGGCGGTAGTCATCCAACAGCGTCAAGCTGCCGATTGACTGGTGGAACATGTTCAACAGT